GGGTGCTTGTGTCGGGTATCTATCTATTCGTGAGGATTGAAGCATGAAATCGAGAACCTATCAACGAATCGAATCGCCGACCGCTTTTCAAAAGCTCGTCGGCCTTGCCATTTACTTTGAGGGAAGCAAGTCAGCACTTGCAAAAAAGCTTGGATGCAGTCGAACGACAATTCACCACTGGATAAGTGGCCGCACGTCGCCGCCGTTTGCAAAGCTTGCTGAGTTGAGTCGGGTGAGTTTTCACGCGCCTTCTGAACCGGTGGTGTTTGTTCCGAAGGATAAACAATGAAAAACAAAGAATTCAGTGTTGAATATGCAGAAAACGGTTACATCCTCCATTTAAGCAACATCACCTATGTTTATTTGGATGAAGTGGAACTTGTTGAAGGCATCAAAGAGTTTCTTGAGATCGAGCAAGGCGGAGAGATTGAAGTGAAGAGGAAAGAGAAGTGAAAATTCACGATTGTTACTGGTGTGGCAAAGTAATTGGAATTAGTTCTAACGGTGAAGAGAATTGGGCGATATGTCGAAACTCAAAATGCGCAGTTGGTCCAACGAGGGCAACAAGAGAAGACGCAATCGAAGCCTGGAACTCGCTCGCCTCGCGCCTCAAGCCTGAGCCGAAAGTTGTTACGTTGAAGCGTTGGGTGAATGTGTATCCTCCACCTAATCCAAATCTCCAGTGCGAATATCGCACAAGCCACCCAGGAACAGAACAATCTTGTTTGAACAACAGAGAGAATAATTGTCTCGACACCGTCGAAGTCTCGATAACGTTCACGGATTCGCGGGGTGTGGTGTGAAATACAGAAAAAAGCCGGTTGTCATTGATGCGTTTCATTTCGGTTACCACAACGTTCCTGATTGGTTCATGGACAAAGTTTCAACAAACGAAATTGTTATGATCAACTGTTACAAACACACAGACCCGGAAACACAGTGGTTTGCAGAAATAAAAACACTTGAAGGTGTCATGCTTGCACGCGGTGGAGACTACATAATTAAAGGTGTGCAGGGTGAAATATATCCATGCAAACAAGTCATCTTCGAGCACACGTATGAGGTTGTGCAATGACCGAAAAACCACGGTTCAATCCACCAGAATGGAAACCAGTATCAGAACACCCCGGAATTTTTGATAGTGGGGAAAAATATCTTGTCGCTCTCAGAGTGGCCAACACAAAAACATGCACAACTAGCTGGGAGTTTCACAAGATCGAAGTTTTAGCTGATGAGTGGGCCGAACTCTACTACGCTGACGCAGTGGAGATATGCGGTGAATCAGCGGTTTTTGATGATTGGGCTTGGGAAGATTTTGAATTCTACATCAAACTCGGAGAAACGGAATGACCGAAAAACCACGGTTCAAGCGCGCGTGACACAACGAACACTTTGCAAAACACCTAAAGACGCACGATACGTTTCTTGCATCTGCAGTGCGTGCAATCGTGAATATTTCAAGAACAAAAATGACATCACAGAAGGTAAGCCAATCCTGTGTCTCAATTGTTTTCAAAGAGTTCTAGGCACAAAACGGATTCCAAAAATCAAAAGAAAATCTACGGCAAAAAGCGTCGTGGGGTTGAATGAAATTATTGTCGATGACGATTTTAAAGATATCGTAGAGGCATACACTTGGTACAAGAGGGAAAAAAAGTGCAAGAGTTACGTTTCTCCTACCGCATTCGTGTCTTGTTACAATTTTAAGAACAGAAAGAGAACCCAACACGCTTACACAGTCGGCTCGCTCATCGGTAACTTGCTCGGTCACAAGCTTATGGATCACATTGACAACAATCCATTCAACAACCGTATTTCAAACCTTCGACCTTGCACACCTGCGCAAAACTCTAGAAACGTAAAGGTGCGTGGCGGAAAGCCAGTTCGGGGCACAACGTTTTTCAAACGTGACGGCACGTGGCGCGCGCAGATACAAGCGAAACACATCGGGTATTTTAAAACAGAACAAGAGGCTCACGAAGCCTACAAAAAAGCTGCAAGGGAGTTGTATGGTGAATTTTCGCCGTTTTGATAGTGATGACTTGAAAATCATGGACTCACAGGATTTTCCAAATAGATTTGGAGTTGCTCAGCACATCCGCGAACTGTACGAAATCATCGCCGAGGCCGAGCTACTTGCCTATCGAATGACAAAAGGTGGAAATATGAGTTGGGGACCAGAGTGCAGCAGAGAGATGGCAGAGCATGCGAGAACGTTTTTGGAAAGGATGAGCAAATGAAAACCTTGAAAGCGATTCTCGGTCTGCTATCGATACCGTTTTGGATACTGTGGGCTATCGTTTTTTTCGTATTTGTCATTATGTTGAAAGACGTTTTTGAATGGCTTGTGTTCATCGGTGATTTGACTCTTAGAAAGCTAGGGCTAAGCAAATGAAAACGACTGAACAACAATTTTCAAAACAGTGGATGGAAGAAAACAAAGACGTTATTGAATACGCCGGTAAGATGTCTTTGTACGGTAAAGAGCTTGCAAAAACATATGGTGACCCTTCGACGCCACCCAAAGCGATAGCTTTGATGCTGCTCGCTGTGATTCAGCAAATGTTACCGCAGATGTTCGAAGACGAAACAAAAGAAAAAGCTAAACAGCTTCATGGCAATTTAGATTTTTTTATCACTTCTCTGAAGCCAAAGGATATCCAATGACCATCCCAACCGAAACGCTAGAGAAGTGGCTGCGAGATGCGAAGCGATCACTTAATTTTATTTCAATCAAATGGATGTACCACGCGCCTTCCAAAGCCATTGAGTGTCTTGAAAGTAACAAGGGAAGAACAGGATTCCATTGTTTCATAGCGACTGAAATTGACCCAGAAGACGGCCGACACATTGAAAACTCGCAGCCGCAAAACTTCGCCGCGCTGATCGAAGAGGTACTTTTTTTGAGGTCTAAAGGATGAAACCTGGCGATGTGTATGGAAGGTTAACACTTATAGAATACGTAAAAATTGCTTACGGAGATTGGCGATGGATTTGCCGTTGTGAGTGCGGCCAAGAAACAAATGCTGAAATCTATAAACTGAAGAGTGGATATAAACGTTCTTGTGGATGTCTAGTGAGATACACGACAATTCGGCTATCAACCACCCACGGCGGTAGTAAGGGGAAATATTATTTCAGGTGGCGTAACATGATGGCTCGTTGTTACGATAAAAATGCTTCTGGTTTTAAAAGCTATGGCGGACGCGGGATAGAAGTGTGTGAACGTTGGCACGATTTTGGAAAATTCTTTTCTGACACGGGAGTACCTCCGTTTGTGGGCGCTTCGTTGGACAGAATAGACAATGATGGAAACTATGAACCGACCAATTGTCGGTGGGCAGACAGAAAAACACAGAGTGAAAATAGGAGAATCCTATTCAAGCAGAAAAAGTACACGAGTTTGCCTGGAGCGTACTTTGATAAAAGGTACGGCACGTGGCATTCAAGAATCGGTAAAAAATATCTTGGAAAATTTGATAGCGCCGATTCTGCTTCTGAAGCCTATTTGAAAGCCAAAGGAATGGAGAAAACAAAAAATGACCCGATTGACTGACTCTCGCCTCACAGAAATCATCCTTCAATGCGACTACGCCACGCAACACAATCAGGTTTCAATGGTGAGCACGGTTGAAGTTGCAGAGGTTGCGAGGGAGCTGAAACAAGCTCGCGCCGAAAACGCGAGGCTTAGGAAAGCTTTGCGAGAGATGCGATCTTGTCTACAAGAACGCGCCGATGATCTCGAAGACGAGATGCATGGAGACGATGGGTTTATGAACAACTACAGTGAAATGTCTGGTGAGCGTCTCGCGTATCTGGATGTGATACTCCAGCTAGACAAGATATCTACCCCATCGACACAAACCGAAAACGTGCGCGAAGCCCTCACAAAAATCGGAGAACTGAAAGGTGGCTAAAACTTATAAATACGATGACTCTGTTTGCAACGGCTGTGGACATTATCAGGAATTTGTTCGCGATAATGGTTGCCCGATAAAATGCTGTTACAAAGCAAAAGAGATAGAGAACAAACTCAAAATCGCGGTTGAGGCTTTGAAAGAGTGCGCTGATTTTGCTGGATACACAAACTGCGAGCAAAATGTTCCACACGTTGTAAAAGAGGCCCTAGCAAAAATCGGAGAACTTAAATCTCCAAAACAAGCCATTGAAAAGGGCAACGGGTAATCCTTTCGCCCACGAAAGAAACTCTGCTACACTCTGATGCGCTACGCCCCTTTTTCAGCAAGAGCGGGAAATCCTTCGCACTGTTTCACTCTTTTTAAACTCGGGGCGTGGTTCCACTTCAAATCGGAGAGACAAACCATGTTCATCGCAGCACTGACATTCCTTTGCCAATCCTGCAGCTATCAGAGCGACTGGGAAAAGACCCAGCGCGTAACTCCGGTCGTAAACCGCGTTTTAAATTCGCAATGCTTCTCGAGTCAGCTAAAGGATCTCGGCGTAGCGCCACGGTGGATTTCTGCCATCACGACTGCAAAACGCACGGTGCCGGTCAGATACGTTTGGGAAGACACTTTGAGCGTGGGATACACGTATCCGGACACCGATAACCACATTTACCTGAACAAGAAGTTTCATGATGGATTTTCGGCCTGCCAGACCGGTTCGAATCTTGCTCACGAGGTTTTACATCTCGAAGGATTCCGGCACGCCTATGTCGCTCTAGATGGTCGTCAGGACCAGCTCTTTTTCCCGTTTGTTTGGGATGACGCCTATAAAATAAACACAGCTTTCGAATCGTGCTGTTTTCAATTCACTGAATAGAGGTCAGCTTGCACGATATTTCGCCAGATATGCAGACCACCATCGAAAAATTCGCAGCCTTCTATCAAAACAAAATCGACGAGGGGATGAGCCTTGCGGACGCCGTGGCAGCGTTTCAAAGACGACTGCTAGTGCAAGCCTTTACCGAGAGCCCAACCGTCATAGGCGTCTGTAAAAAGCTCAATCTCAAGCACCCAAACGTCTACCAGCTCATCACCCGATTGCGCATCTCCAAAAAGTGCATGCAGAAAAGGGATGACAATCGGGTGATGTTCGGAATGTGAGGTTTTCCCATAGCGGATCTTTTCCCTTCTTTCCCCCGTATTCGAGCCCGCAGGCCCAGAGGAAGAGCTGAGATTAACGAGACTGAGATCGCAGAGTGTGGCAGCTACCTTCAAAAGATTTGATCTTGAAAATACATACTCGGTTAGCCGAAGGCGACACCGATCTGCATTCAGATCCAACCCTTTGAAGGGAGTAGCTCAGGAGTACGAAGGCGCGACTAACGCCCTGGTCGAACCTGCAAAGCTTTCTCAGAATCCCCAGACCTTTTCTCGGTGGTCGGGAATTTCACGCATGCTGAATGCCCCCGAGAACTCTTCGCCCCCGCACCAGCTCACATGATTTTCGAAGCCGGTTGACTTAGCCGGTTGCCTTCGACGGACGTGTATCGCGAGTTTTGGCAAGGCTGATGCGATAAGCGCCTTGTGAGTTTCGCAAAAATAGAAGTGATGGTGAGGACGGTGTCGAGAAAAAGAGGTGACTGTTCCGTCAATTCAATTTCTGGAGTCGTTCATCACCGGCTTGGCTTCGGCGAAAATCAGTTTCTAAGATTGACCTTTATACTAGTTTGTGCAAAATAAAAACTGTTCCCAGTCAATGGGGGGCGTTCAACCCGGATGTGGATTGCTTGGCGGCGTTCTCTCCGGGTATTTTTTTGTCCATTTGACATTAGGTAGGTTCCGGAAATAAAACTGAAGCACTGTAATGCTCAATGAAAGTTCAAGTTTCGGGGGTAGCTCAGTGGTAGAGCAGATATGAAAAATGGCAAATATATTCTAGTCAATCCACCACAAAACTATCCCGGTAAAATCTATCGCGGTAAATACGCTTATGAGCACCACACGGTCTTTTGGAGCGCACACGGCGTAGTTCCTGATAACAATCAGTGCATTCATCACAAGAATTCAAATAGCTGTGACAACTCGATAGACAACTTAATGTTGCTCAGTAAAAAAGATCATCGAATCTTGCATGCGAAAATGAGCAACAAAGACATCGAAATCAACTGTTTCGAGTGCAAAAAACTATTTACAATGCGCCCCAGTCAGTACAAAAGCCGCACAAAAGCATACGGTCATAGTGATTTCTGCTGCTCACGAAGCTGTCAGGTAAAAAAGCAGCAAAAAGCATACAGCAATTATGCACCGGTCGTAGGTTCGAGCCCTTCCCCCTGAGCCATGAAAGGTCAATTAAAGTGATTTACTGCGGAATCGACCCCGGATTGCATGGCGGAATCGCCTTCCTAACCGTCTTCGACTCCGGTGTCTCACAGCTCACCACCTACCCAATGCCCGTTCAGGACGATGGAATCGACTCCTACCGGGTCTTGATGCTGCTCAACAACTGGAAACCCGACCGCCTTATCCTCGAAGACCAGTTCGCGAACAAACTCGGCAAAATGAGTAAGCAGTCGATTTTGTCAATGGGTCAAAATTGGGGCAAAATCGTAGGCGCTGCCCAGGCGCTCAAAATAAAAGTGCACGTCGTTCTGCCAAATGTTTGGCAAGCCAAGCTCTGCCCTAAAAAGCTTTTTCAGTTCGCAGACACAAAAGAGCGCGCCTATGCAGCAGCTCGAATGTTCGCACCGGTGGGACACAATTTTGTTCTAAAGGGGAAAGTGAAGTTTCACGATGGGATGACGGACGCGACTTGCCTAGCGAAGTATGGGCATCTTTACTGCCCTTGAACTCTCGTGTTCCAGAGATTGATCGCTTTTACCTTACATTTTTCTTCATTCTCAAAATACTCTGAAAATGCCTTTGTTTGAGCTCCGCAAGAAGTGCAGTGCACTTTCCACTCTTCGATTTTTTCAGGACCAGAACAAAATTCTTTTAGAAAATCAGCGTTGCCTCCGCAAAACGGGCAAGGCTCAACAGGCAAATAATAATATTTATCGGTAAATCGAGTAGGATCTAACAATCTAGATTTGGTCATCGTTTTTTAAAATCCTGTGCGAAAAGCTGCTCGTCGATGAACGAAAAAAGCATGCCGATTTCCTTCGATGCATCATCTTGACCAGAAAAATCAAGTGCACCTGCGGCAATACCAAGAGCTGCGATCAACTGTTTGGCTTGCGCCTCGGTGAGTTCAATTTTGTAAATGGTCATTTTTTCACTCTGCGCTTTCTCGCAGCTGCAAGGCGCTTTTTCGCGAGCGCGGTTTTCTTGCGAAGTGACTCGCGCTTGGTGCGGAGCTTGATGTAGTTTTCCCGCACCTTGTTGATGTGGTTCATAATCAAATTCAACTCACGGTTGTACTCTCCAGTTCCGTCATATGTATGAATAGCCATATGCTTTAAAACCTCAGCTACTCGAGACGCTTCGTTTAGAGTCAATTTAAACTCAACCAATCGTTTCATTTTGCCTCCGTGAGAATCAACTGGCAGAAAATCTCGCCGTTTACGTTCAAGTACTCCCAACTGTTAACCTCGAATCCCTCGTCGCCTGCGTCGCTGGCTTACCTTCCCGCTTCGAGTATCGCTGCGCGACGACGTCAGGCTCTTCGATAACGAAAAACGGTCTGACTTCGAACCCTGCTGCTTCAAGCTGCTCGCGCGCAATTCTCTCACCAAACGGGCACTCGGTTACGTAGGCCTGACGCCTGTCACCATATTCTTCGACGTGCCTCAGCATCACATCAGGCAGATACTCGGTAAAATATATGTCATGCGGGACATAGATAAAATCATCTCGCAGCTGTTCACACACCCAGGTTTTCCCTGAGCCCGGCACTCCGCAAATCAAGTAAACGATCGGTTTACGAGGCGAGATATAGAACTCGCAATCGATAGCATGCTGGCGAGTCGTGTAGCACCACTGACCATCGGTGACGCTGTTCATCGAGTTCTGATTGTAACACTTACAGTTCGGGTGCTCTTTCCCGTAGGATTTGCAGCTTTTATTCTTGCATAAATGACTCATCGAGTTTCCTGTGGATAAGCTGTGGAAAAGGTAGCCCGTGGGTCTTGCAGAGTGGGCCAGTCTCTCACCTCGTGCACTGGAGGACACGCGCAATTCTAAGTTGGTTGATCTGTTTCGAGGCTATCGACGTACTCGACGACTTCCATGTGACCGATAGCGATGTCGATAATCCAATTGAAATTGTCTTTGGTGAACAGTTTAACGAAATCTTGAGATTCTTCTGGCGAGTATTCAGCGACTGAATTCTTTGCCATGAGTTCTTTTAGACGTTGCAGCTGTTTCACGCTCAGCATCATCGATTGACTTTCCTAGCAGCTCGAGCGTTTTTCGATTTTGCGCGGTCGGTTGATTTCGTTTTTGCTGGTCTGCTGCCTTGATGCTTGGTGACTGGCTGAAATTTAAATTCAAGCGGGTCTTTTGTTCCAAGCGCAGAGAAAAACGCCATTCTCTTTTTTTGCTCTTTCGTGAATTTAGGTTTCCCTTGAAATCCAACAGTACCTTTTTTTCCGATACCAGATTGATCGCCTGTGTTTCCAGTGCTCATGGTTGTTTCCTTTCGTGATCAATCGGTAGTGCACTCTCAGGGTCCAAACTGATTGCAGCGTTTGCCCACATGCGAGCCTCTCGCACGCAGCGCAGTGCTGCGGTGCGGTCTGCGCACTGAGGAACGAGATTTAAAATTACCTGCATGAACTGTTCTGATGCCAAAGCAATGTCGTGAAATTTCGTAACTGCGGCGAGGTTCGGGCGATGCCAGTAAACGACCTCTTTGAGATTCTCGAGAGTGATTTGATTGGATGGGTGCATCGGGAAACCTGGTTGTCCTTGTGGTCCTGTGCAGCTCATTAAATTTTTCCTCTCAAAAAGGTGATCTCTTCTTTAAGAGACAGGATGTGTTCGTTCATCACGATTCGAACTTCATCGTTTCCTTTTGTGTTGCGGCATTTTTCAATTTCGATAGCCATTTCTTTTATGTATCGAAGCTGTACGGAGTCGAAAAAACAATGTCCGCCTGTGAAAGGGATGTTTGAGCCACCATCAAATACTTGCACGTTAATTATGGCTTCTAAGTTTTCACTACTGATCATCAATTCACTCCCGAAATAATATCTTTTTTCGCGCCGCGTTTTGTTTCGGTTCTATGCACATGCCCGATATCTTCTTGAGCACTCACCGGTTCGTCAAACATCGGCTTGGTGCCAAACTGTTCGATCTCTTCGCTTGTGAGGTCGCGAGTGCGAATGACTTTGCCTTCGTGAATCACTTCAAACTTTTTAGTTTCCATGTTGATGTGACCAACCGCTTTCGCCTTGACGATGCGACGACCGATCAGGAATTCTTTCTGCTCTCGGTCAATCTCTGCTTTCATATCCTTGAGCTCTTTACGGCCCTGTGCGCGGTCGTCTTTGAGCTTGATGACGTGCTTGTCATAAACTTCGGTACGCTGGCACACGCTGCGTGCAATCGCCGTACGTTCGTCTTCGCTCAGCTCAACTTCAATCTCGATCTCAATCTGGTCACTGACCTGCATTCTGGTCTCCTGCGTCTTTTTGGTGATGGTAGTTTCTGCCGGTAACGTTAGCTTCCAGTGGATTGCGGGTCAAGGTGGGCTGCTAGACTGTGAATCGAGGAGGGTCTCAGGAGTCAAAAGTGCGCTCTGCAGTCTCATAACTCCTTGAAACCAGTGACCAAAAATATAGATATACTTTTTAA